CAAAGATATTTCACTGTGAGTAAACAGAAAGAAATAAAAGATTTATGGGGGTGGTTAAATGAAATCACCCTCTATAAATCACCAATTGAAAATATTTCGCAAGAATCGTGGGATTCTTGGAACTCTTACATGATCAACAGATACGTATCGATGGATATACGCTACATTGAACTTGTAAACTATATCCAAACTATACCATACGATAACAAACAGCAAATATATTTAATTTATAGAGAGATGATCCCAAAACAAAAAACGTTTTTCAAGTATTTAAAGACAAGCAAGCGTAGAAAAAACCTTCAAGCAATAGATTATGTAGCTAAACATTTTGAATGTAGCTTAGGTGAAGCAGAAGAATATATGGACATTTTACGTGAACATGGTGTGCGAGGAATTCTTTACAAAATGGGGGTTGATGATAAAGAAGTAGATAAACTATTAAAATAATGAAAAGAGAAATTAAGGTTACAGACTCAATTGTTGATTCAATTATTGATCAATTTGTTTCAAGAGCTATAATGGGGAAGGAAAAATACGGGTGTGGATTAGACCGCACAGATCTTAACCTCCTTGATTATATAAACCACGCTTTAGAAGAACATATGGATGCGATTCTATATTTACAAAAAGCTAAAAAAATCCTTGAAGAAGAATATAAAAAGACAGAAAAGTAACATATTTATAAGAAACATTAAATATGGTGCTGATTTACTTTTTAACTAAAAACAATATCCCTTTTTATGTAGGAAAAACTACTTTGCATTTTTGTAAAAAACGAGAATATAAACATAAAGAAAAGTATGGTTTTAACATTCAAATGGAAATCCTAGAGGAAGTAGAATATCAAGATTGGAAATTTTGGGAATGTTATTGGATAGAACAATTTAAACAGTGGGGATTTAACTTAAAAAATAAAAATAGTGGTGGTGGAGGTTGTATAAAAATGCCTGAAATCTCTAAAAAATTAATAGGGGATAAAAATAGAAAACCAAAACCATTCAATTTTAAAGGAACTAAAGGCATTAAATATTCTGAAGAAATTAAACAAAAAATGAGAAAACCAAAACCAGAAGGGTTTGGAGAAAAAATTTCATCTAATATTGAACGGAGTAAAAAAATATCTCAAAGTGCTTTAGGTAATACACGAAAAAAAGGAACAACAGAATCTCAACAAGCTAAACTTAACAAAAGTAAAGCTGCTTTAGGTAAGAAAAAATCATTATCCCATAAACAAAATATGTCTTCTTCAATACTACAAATAGATTTAAATGGTAATCTTGTAAAAAAATGGGATCAAGTTCAACAACTTCTTCAAAGTAAAATCATTAGCACTGGGACATTATACAAATGTCTTAAAGGCACAAAACAAAATGCTAATGGTTTTATATGGAAATATGAAGAGACAAAAGGACTCTAATATTTATAATAAAATATAAAAAATGGAGAATAAAATTTTTAGTGTACTTGATAAATTAATAAAAAGATTCTCACAAAAAGGAAACATAACCCCAGAAGAACTTAAAGAATTAAAAGACTATTTAAAAGAAACAGGTGTTGTTGATTCAGATGAAGATGCAGATAGTTGGATAAGAAATTATATCAATAAAAAATACTCCGGAGTTAAAATTTTAAAACCAGGAGAAACAACCAACCCACAAACTATGAATGAAGAAATCCTCCGCATGCAATTACTTTCAGGTATAATCACTGAAAGCGAATACAAAGCAAAATTAGAAGAAGCTGAAGAGGAAAAACTAACCTATAATGACTTTGTTCGAATGGTTAGAGACGATATGGGCTGGAGCAGCACCTGATGAATATCCAAGTGATGAACAAATAAAAAATAGAGCCAAAGCATACTATGATGAGTATCTTCAAGGTGCTAGTATAGATGATTTATTTGAAATCAAATCAAAAGAAACATTAAACGAAAACTTCGTTGGCATCCCTGCTATCAACAATATTTTTGACCGTGAAAAAACCGACTATGAACTTGCATTCGAGCACTTTACTAAAGGTACTTTATTAAAAGAAAATATTGCTCCTATATATAATATAGTAACTTGGGATGAAGAAAAAGAAGTAGGAACATATCAAGAAGGGGTTGGTTTTAAACCTAATGAAAACGGTATAAAGATGGGACTTAAAGCCCAAACCGACATACCAGAGGAAACTAAAAAAGAACCAATTGATTTTAGACAAGCAGCTAAAGAAGCAGAAAGACTTAGAAAAAATCTTGCAAATCGTAAAGAAATAACAGATGTGCTAGAATCTCTTTTTGAGGGTAAAGGTAAAGTAGATAATAAAAAAGAAATATCTACACTATCAACCAAACTTAAAACTTTAGGTTATGGCGCTTTAGCAGGCCTTATATCTGCTGCTCTTCCATTAGCTTTAGTTAAAGCATCTGGTGGTAATATATCTCTTGACACTATTTTAGCTGCATCTACAGCAGCAGCCGCTAGTGGAGGAGGACTTGCAAGATTCTTAACCTACATATCAGACAAAGCATCAGAACCATCCTCTACCAATACAGAATCACTCAACGAAAACTTCGTTGGTATGGGAATGGTTGGAAATATTTTCGATCGTGAAAAAACAGATTATGAACTTGCATTTGAACATTTTGCTAAAGGTACTTCATTGAATGAAGCAGAAGTTGAAGATGAAGATATAGCAACCTTTTTAAATAACAATAAAGAAAAATTACCTAAAGAAATTAAAGGAAAATTTAAAGGAGAAAGGGGAATTGCAACTACAGATATACAAACCCAATATAGAACCTATTTAGTAACAGCATCTTTTTCAAAAAATACCCTTAAAGGGAATAACATAAAAGAAGCAACAATAGAAGGAAAAACTATTTATTACACTATTGAAGACTACGGATAAAATTATGAACCCACAAGACACAATCAAACTAAACGTCCCATTGTTTATTCGCCTCTTAGAATTTGCTAGAGAGGATGCTCAAGGAGATTTAGATTTACATGATATAGCTGGAAAATCAATTTCATTATCTGAAACCGGCAAAACTTTAACAATGGCTAACTATGATATGATTGTTGGGGGTACACAAGAAGAACTAGACGAAATTCGTTTATGGCAAGTTAAAGCAGGTATTATAAAATAAGATGGCAAAGGCAAGAAAAGAAGGTAAACCAAAACGCAATAGAACAAATCTAGCAAAACACCTTAATAGAATTGCTCGCAATCAACAATTGCTAAAACAATACGAAAATGGATAAAGAAACACTTAGAATGCAAATGTTAGCTGGTATCATCACTGAAAGTGAATATGCAGTTAAATTAAATGAAGAAACAGAGCAATCCTTTCAAGATTTTTTTGAAAAATTAGAAGCTAAATTAGAAAAATTTACTGGAGAGGATATGGAAATTGTGTCTGATGAAAAGAATGAAACTGTTGAAATAGACATTATTCGTAAAAAAAATAGTGTTATGAAAGCTATCGAAACTTGCTTAAAAGAAAACCCCACATACATAATAGACCCAAAAAGTAAATTTACATTTCCCGATGGATCTATTTCATTTGAAATCAAAAAAAATCCGATAAATACAAATTCTTAACTTAAAAGGCTTGCAATTTGCAAGCTTTTTTTGTATCTTAAAGTTATGGCCAAAAAGAAAGTTATACCTAAAATTGTACAAGATATCCGTAACAAAATTAAACGTGATATAGATTGGGCAAGTGAAAAATCAATTTCATACTCTCAACTCTTAATGTACAATGAATGCCCTAAAAAATATTCTCTACAATATATTGAAGGATTCAAACAATTTACCTCCACTATCCATACAGTTTTTGGAACCGCATTACACGAGGTAATCCAACATTACCTAACAGCAATGTACGAACAAAGTGGAGCAGCAGCAGATAAAATCAACACATCTGAAATGTTTGAAAATGCACTTCGAGAAGAATACGCTAAACAATACAAAGCAAACAACAAACAACATTTTTCTACCCCCGAGGAACTTAGAGAATTTTATGAGGATGGAGTAGAAATCATTCGTGATTTTGCAAAAAACAGAGGTAAACATTTCTCCAAACGTGGATGGCATTTAGTAGGATGTGAGGTTCCAATTGTACTATCACCAAACCCAAAATACCCAAACATAGTATATCAAGGTTACCTAGATATAGTAATGTATCATGAGCCAACAAACAGAATTAAAATTATAGATTTAAAGACATCCACAAGTGGATGGACAGATAAGCAGAAAAAAGACGAAAACAAACAATATCAACTTATAATCTATAAAAAGTTTTTCTCCGAGCATTTTAATTTCCCCGAAGAAAACATTGATGTAGAATTCTTTATTGTAAAACGAAAGTTATATGAAAGTGAAGATTATGTTATTAGAAGAATTCAAACATTCAAACCGGCAGCAGGTAAAATTAAACTTAAAAGAGCAACAGAATCATTAAACAATTTTATAAACGAGGTGTTTGATCAAAATGGATTTAAAAAAGTAGATCACAAACCTAAATTAAATAACAATTGTAAATATTGCCCTTTCCACAAAACTCATTTATGTTCCGCGACTTTTACCTAATACTCATATATGTATAATACGGATATACGAATTTATAACATATGGAAAAAGGCACAAAAACATACGTATATGGGTTAATAGATGAAAAAAACAATATATTCTATGTGGGGAAATCTTCCCGCCCAAAATCCCGATTTTATGATCATGTAAGTCATCTAGGGAAATACAATATAAAAATGAAAATATTGGATATATTCTATGATGCGGAAACGTATTGGATAGAAAAATTCTTATCCGAAGGTCACCCAATAAAAAATAAAGAAATTATATCAACTTTGGAACAATGGGAAATCGGAGAAATATTTAAAGTATCTAAACGTGTTCCGGCTAAAGTAGAATACAATGGAAAAGTATATTCTTCTTTAAATGTATTGATTAACAGTAAAGATATTCCTTTAAGTGAACACCAAATTAAACAAATTGTAAAAAACCCAAATTATAAACTAGCAAAACAATACCCAATAAATATAATATCATGAGTACAGACAAAAACCAAACATTAACAAGTGTCAAAATAGACAAAGACTTGTTTGAACAATTTAGAGTAGAGTGTATTAAAAGAAAATTTAGCTTCCAAAAATTAAGCGAGCGAGCAATCCATTTGTATTTAACAGATGAGGAATTTAGAAAAAAAGTTCACAACCATAGTGATCTATCCTTGGATTCCGAAGATTAAATAGTTATATTATACCAAAATAGTTTTTATGAAAGAAAAATTCGGTTATCTACCAAAAAACGAGCGTAAAAAAATCCTTCTAATATGTGATGATATTAGAGTACACTCGGGAGTAGCAACAGTTGCTCGCGAACTAGTTTTAAACACAGCCCAACATTTCAATTGGGTAAATTTAGGGGGAGCCATTCAGCACCCAGAGCAAGGTAAACGCTTTGATCTATCAGAGGATACAAACAAAAATTCGGGCCTAACGGATTCATCCGTTATTTTATATCCAGTAAATGGATACGGTGATGCAAATATAATTAGACAAATGTTGCAACTGGAAAAACCAGATGCAATTATGTTAATTACAGATCCTAGGTATTTTGAGTGGTTATTTGCCATTGAAAACGAGATTAGAAAAACATGTCCTATCATTTATTTGAACATCTGGGATGATTTACCAACACCATTGTATAATAGAATATGTTCCACACGGGCTAAACGAAAATATTTTTAAGCCACTACCGGAATCCGAATTAGTGGAGGCTAAAAAGAATATGTTTGGGGGAGAAGAGAAAGACTTTGTGCTGTTCTTTAATTCAAGAAACATTCGTAGAAAACAAATCCCAGACACTATGCTTGCGTTTCGTTACTTTTTAGATCGTTTGCCAAAAGAAAAAGCAGATAAATGTGCTTTTGTACTTCATACAGATATAATAAGTGAGCATGGAACCGATTTGGAAGCAGTCCGTAAATTGTTCTTTAAGGACTATCCAAGTGCAATTTATTTTTCAACCAACAAACTTGATCCATCCCAATTGAATACATTGTATAATATAGCGGATGCTCAAATTTTATTGACATCAAACGAAGGATGGGGTCTTTCACTTACAGAGGCAATGCTAGCGGGAACTCCAATTATTGCAAACGTAACAGGTGGAATGCAGGATCAAATGGGCTTTCTAGATGAAGAAGGAAAATGGTTTGTACCGTCTCCACAAGTGCCTTCAAACCACACTGGCCACTATAGAAAACATGGTGCATGGGCTTTACCAGTTTTCCCAACAAATCGCTCAATTCAAGGTTCACCCGTTACTCCTTATATTTGGGATGATAGATGCAATGCTGAAGATGCAGCTGATTGTATTAAGTCAATTTATGGTGTAAGTAGAGAAAAACGTAAAGAACTTGGTTTAAAAGGTAGAGAATTTGCTTTGAATGAAGGTGGTTTTACTGGTAAGAGAATGGGAGAAAGAGCAATTAACGCGATAGATAAATTATTTTCAACGTGGATTCCTCGAGAAAAATATGAGTTCATCAACGTTAATGAGGTTAAAGAAGATGAATTAAGTCACGAATTATTATACTAAGATATGAGAGAGCACTTTGCCCACCAATTTAAAGAAAATAAAATAGTTACACAAGAATCACTTGAAAAAGTAACCCTTAGAATGTATACTTCGGGAAGAGAAATTAAACCTGGTGAAATTATATTGTTTGCATTTACAAAGGATGATAAAAATAATGCTGAACTTATATGTTTACACGAGGAAGAACTCGAACAATATGAATATGTACAATCACCAACTGAATTTATACCTGAAATTAAATTAAAACAAGTTATATGAGTAAACCAACATTTGTAATTTCGTGCCCAATAGATACTTATTCTGGTTATGGTGCTCGCTCTCGCGATGTAGTTAAAGCCCTAATTGAATTAGATAAATATGATGTTAAAGTATTGCCTCAACGATGGGGAAATACACCAATGGGATTCATCAATGATAATCCGGAATGGAATTTTCTATCAAACCATATTTTACAATCCCCACAATTGCCCACTCAACCTGAAATTTGGTGTCAAATTACTGTACCAAATGAATTCCAACCAATAGGAAAATACAATATTGGGATTACAGCTGGGATTGAAAGTACAATTGCTCCGGCTGAATGGGTTGAGGGTTGTCAACGAATGGATTTGATTTTAGGTTCTTCAAAACACACAATTGACATTCTACGTAATTCAAAATTTGAAAAACGTGACCAACAAACAAACCAACCAATGGGTATAGTTGAATGGACTCGCGATGGTGAGGTATTATTTGAGGGAGCTAATACAGAAATATACAAACCAGTAAAATCTAATTTTAATCTACCGAATATAAAAGAGGATTTTGCTTATCTGTTTGTAGGGCATTGGATTGGAAATACTCCAATTGGTGAGGATAGAAAAAATATTACCTTGCTAATTAAAGCATTTTACGAGACATTTAAAAATAAGAGTAAGAAACCAGCATTGATTTTGAAAACAACACAAGTTGGAGCCTCTTATATGGATAGAAATGAGCTTGTAAAACGAATTAAAGCAATTGCCTCAACCGTAAACTCTAAAAACCTACCTAACATATATTTACTTCATGGTGAATTTACAGATGAGGAAATGAACTCAATCTATAACCATTCAAAAGTAAAAGCTATGGTTAGCTTGACTAAGGGAGAAGGATTCGGACGTCCATTACTTGAATTTTCTTTGAGCAATAAACCAATTATTACAACAAACTGGAGTGGACATATAGATTACCTTAACCCTGAATTTACTACCCTTCTTCCCGGTCAACTAACAAATATTCACCCTGCGGCAGCAAATGGTATGCTAATCCAAGAGGCACAATGGTTTTCAGTAGATCATGGTCATGTTGGACATTATCTAAAAGATGTGTTTGAAAACTATAAAAACTATACAGATAATGCTAAACGTCAAGGATTCTATAGTAGATCAAAATTCTCATTTGATGCAATGAAGGAACAATTGGATACTATTTTAACACAAAAATTACCTGAGTTTCCAAAACGTGTAGAGTTGAAATTACCTCAACTTAATCGTATAGAGCTCCCAAAACTTAAAAAAGTAGAAGCATGACATCAACAGAAGAAATCATAATGTGTCCTAAATCAGGAGGGGATCTATGCTACAAAACCCAAATCAACCCAGAATTAGCAACTTACCTAAGTTTGTCTTGTGGGTTTTGGTCTAATAGTTTAATGAAGGAGGGAGAGGAATTCTATGAACAACAGGTAGAAACTTTACCTGAGTTGTATAAAGATTTAGCTTGGACTGATCCTGAAACCGGTTTGATATGGCTTCCAAACACAATCAATCACCCTGAACTTGGAATGGTATTTGCGTATGGCCCTAATGCTTCTAGTTGGGGTTGGGGAGCTGTTAAAGCAATTGAGATACCTGAGGGTGAAAGAAAAGAACTAGCCGGTAAAATCCAAACCCACAAAATGGATATGTCAAATATGAAAGTTTTCGAAGAGCGTGACTATATTGAAGCTCTTTCTTATATTGGAGTATTACCTGAGTAAAATATGAAAATAAGTTATGCAATTACAGTATGTCGAGAATTTGTAGAAATTCAGCGTTTAGTGCACTTTTTGCTTCAACACAAACGCCCACAAGACAATATTGTAATTTTATATGATGAAGCAAATGGTGATTCCGAAGTAGAAACATTTCTACGAGCCCACTCCATCAATGGAGAATTTGCTTGGTATAAAGCAAAATTCAATCGACACTTTGCAGACTGGAAGAATAAACTCTCCAGTCTGTGCAGTGGAGATTATATTTTCCAAATTGATGCTGATGAAATTCCTAACCAAACATTGATTGAATTACTCCCTCAAGTTATTGAAAATAATGATTTTGACATTTGTTTGGTACCAAGAGTAAACACAGTTGAAGGTATAACCCAAGAGCACATTCAAAAATGGGGATGGAACGTAAATGAAAAAGGTTGGATAAATTGGCCTGATAGACAATGGAGGTTATACAGAAATTCACCCGAAATCAAATGGGAAAATAAAGTGCATGAGCGTTTAGTTGGATTTAAAACTTATACAAGTCTACCAGAGGTAGAAGAAATGGCTTTATATCATCCTAAAACAATTGAAAAACAAGAAAAACAAAATAAATTTTACAATGAAATATGAGCAATGAAGTTTATACTGATCTAGAAAATCAGATTATTAAAGAGAAACATGAAACTTTAAGAATGGAGGTTATAGAAATGCTTGTTAAAAAGTATCCAAATGATACTGATTTAGGCCAAGCTGTTAGAGAATTTACTAATATAAAAAAGGAAAATGAAAAATGTTTATGATATAACAAACGAATTTGAAAAACGTTTAGCAGAATACACAGGAGCTCCTTATGTTGTTACTGTTGATAATCAATCAAATGGTCTATTTTTAGCTTTATATTACGAACACTACGTAAATAAAAGCATTACCTCAGAACATATTACTATCCCTTCAAGAACCTACCCTTCTGTTCCCTGTGAAATTATACACGCGGGTTTAAAAGTTAACTTTAGAAAAGTTAAAGGAAAAATATTAAAAGGAGCATACCAACTTGAAGGAAGTAATGTATGGGATTCTGCTTTATCTTTTACATCAGACATGTATAAACCTGGGGCTCATATGTGTATTTCATTCACTGGTCCATATAAACATTTTAAGTTATCTAAAGGTGGAGCTATTTTAACAGATAGCCATGAAGCTTATCTTTGGTTTAAAAGAGCAAGATATAGTGGTAGACGTGAATGTTCTTATCATGATGATAATTTTGATATGCTAGGGTGGAATTTTTATATGATGCCAGAATTAGCTGCTCGTGGATTGCTTTTAATGAACCAATTCTACCATGGCGAAACTCCAAAACAAAACCCCGATTTGGAAATGCCCTACCCAGATTTATCTAAATTTGAAATTTATACTAAAGGAAATAAAGAATGAAGTTAGCTATAATGCAGCCATACTTTATGCCTTATATTGGTTATTTTCAATTAATAAATTCTGTAGATCAATTCATTATATATGATAATATCCAATATACTAAAAAAGGATGGATAAATAGGAATCGTATTTTAGTAAATGGAAAAGATCAACTTATTACTTTGTCTATTAAAAAAGACTCTGACTATTTAAATGTAGTAGAGAGAGAATTATCTGAATCGTGGGATAAAGATAAGAATAAAATGATTAATATAATCAAATCCTCTTATAGTAAATCCCCCCATTTCCAAGAAGTATCCGAGTTGCTATCTAAATGCCTTAACAACCCAGAAAAAAATCTATTTAAATTCATATATGACAGTATTGTTTTAATAAATGATTATTTAGATATTAAAACACCTATTGTAATTTCTTCTTCTATAAATGCAGATCATACTTTGAAATCTCAAGATAAAGTCTTATCTTTATGTAAAGCACAAAATGCTAGCGTTTATATAAATTCTATAGGAGGAGTAGAATTGTATGACAAAACAACTTTTAAACAAAATGGAATTGAACTTAACTTTATTAAATCATATCCAATCAAATACAAACAATTTAATAATGAATTTGTTTCTTGGCTCTCAATTATAGATGTTATGATGTTCAACTCAAAAGAACAAATACAAGAATATTTAAATAAATACACTTTAGTATGAAATGGAAAAAATTAGGACATATTTTTGATCCAACAGTATGGGTTGATGGAATTGATAGACCATGGATGAAAACTCATTCACAATGTACTCATACTTTGGTTTTAGATGATGTTGTTAGAGTGTATTTTTCTTGTAGACCTGAAAATGATGAAAATGGATTTGCAAAATCATACACGACATTTTTAGATCTAGACAAGAATGATCTAACTAAAATAATTAGAGTCTCAGATAAACCTATAATGTCTTTAGGTGAATTAGGAACATTTGATGAATTTGCTGTTTATCCTTCTAGCAATATAAAAGTAGATAATAAAATCCTATTCTACTATGCTGGGTGGACTCGCTGCCAATCAGTACCATTTAATACCTCTATTGGTTTAGCAATAAGTGAAGATAATGGAGAAACATTTAAGCGAATAGGACCTGGCCCTATATTAGCAGCAGATATTCTTGAGCCGTTTGTCTTAAGTGGACCTAAAATTAGAAAATTTGGCCATACATGGTATTTATTTTATCTCGCAGGAACTAAATGGATTAACTACAATGGGAAACCCGAAATAGTATACAAAAATAGGATGGCTATTTCTAAAGATGGAATTAAATGGGCTCGATTAAACAAAAATATTATCCCTGATGTATTAGATGAAAATGAATGCCAAGCAGGACCTGATGTATTCTATAAAGACGAAATGTACCATATGTACTTTGTTTACAGAGAAGGTTTAGATTTTAGAACTGTACCTGGTAGAGGATATAAAATAGGATACGCTACATCAACTGATTTAATTAATTGGGATCGTAAAGATGAAGAAGCAGGTATAGTATACTCGGAATCAGGTTGGGATAGTACAATGCATCATTATCCTCATGTGTTTGAAGTTAATGGGCAGCATTACATGACTTTTAATGGAAATGATTTTGGTAAATATGGTTTTGGATTAGCAATATTAGAATAATGGTTACAACATTAGAAGATATACAACAACATTTAAATAAATGTTCTCCAACATTTATTCCTTCATTAGATAGTTATGTTGATATAAACGAATACTCAAAAAAAATATATGACAGTGCTGTAACGTTTAGTAAATTTAATCAAGATAATCTTATTGGACTAGTAGCGGCATATGATAACCCTACAGAAAAATTTGGGTGGATTACTAATGTTAGTGTTGATCCTGATTATTCTAAACAGGGGATTGCCTCCGAGTTATTAAATAGATGTTACAAATACTTTGAAAATAAAGGATACTTTAGTATATTTTTAGAAGTATTTTTAGATAATAAAAAAGCTATTAATTTATACACTAAACATGGATTTACTAAACATGAAATAAAAAAAAATAAAATGGTACTCAAACAAGAAATTAACAGAAACTACAACCAAGAATTAAAAGACACCTCAGACCATAAGTATGCTTATAACTTTGATTTTGATGTGATGCATCACTATATGATAGAATCATTTAAACACCATTTTGTTCAAGGAAATTGCCTTGAATTAGGGAGTTTTAAAGGTGATTTTACAAAACGTCTTATTCCTTATTTTGATAATATTACATGTGTGGAAGCATCTGATGAAGCTATTGAAATATCTAAACAAACTTTAGGCAATTGGGTTACTTATTATAATTCAACATTTGAAACTGTAAATTTACCTGAAAAATATGACAATATTATCTTGACACATGTTTTAGAACATATTGATGATCCTGTAGAGTTACTTTCTAAAATTAAAAATGAATGGTTATCTGAAAATGGTAGATTATTTTTAGTATGCCCCAATGCAAATGCCCCTTCAAGACAAATAGCAGTTAAAATGGGACTTATCACCCACAACTCAGCTATTACTCCTGCTGAAGCAAAGCATGGTCATAGAATCACTTATACTTTAGATACTCTAGAAAGAGATGCTAGAGGTGGGGGATTAAATGTTATCCACCGCTCTGGTATATTCTTTAAAGCATTAGCTAATTTCCAGTGGGATCAGTTACTTAACACTGATATCATTAGTGAAGAATATTTAGATGGGTGTTTTCAATTAGGACAACAATACCCTGATCTATGTTCAAGTATTATGTTGATTTGTAAAAAATGAGAAATTTTGAAATAAATTTTATTGTTCATTCACCATCACCGATATATACCAATTATATTGGTGGATCTATGGTTTGTCATAGTTTAGCTAATAATTTAGCTGAACTGGGGGAAAACTCATATATTTTAGCAGATTCTACCCATCCTAATTATAAAAGTACCCCTATTCCTTGGGGGACCCCCTTGTCATATGATAAAGAAAATACTATAGTAATATGCAGTGCGGGAGCGGATCATGTTTTTTCTTCTGATTCCTTTAAAAACATACAATCAGTACCTAATTATGTAAGGTGGTTAATAGGAGATCAACAATACCATTATGATAAAGGTAACAAATTTTATAAATATTGTGATCATTTTATTCCATTTTCTTCACAAAAGGTAGATGGGGAATTTTTATCATTTGATGTTGACTTTACCTTATTTAAAAACCATAACACCCCCAGAAAAGGGAGTTGTTTTTTTTCTAAAGGACATAAAATTTTTACTACATATCATCCTCAAGATGCTATTGATTTATCCATAATGTATGATATGTTACCTGAAGACCGGGTAAAGTTTCTTGTTGAGATTTTTAACAAGGTGGAGAATTTTTATTTATATACTCATAGATCTTTTATTGCAGTATTGGCAGCACTATGTGGATGTAATGTTATTGTTTTTCCATATACCTGGGAAGGAGAGGAGATCCCATTAGAAAAGTTTGATAAAAAAGCATGGAAAGAATCTTTACCTACTTTTAAATATGGAATATCTTGTGGAATTGATGATATTGAATGGTCATTAAAAACCATACATTTAGTTAAAAACAACATCATAGATGTACAATCCAAAGGAATTACAGATATAAAATCTTTCATAGATGATTGTTATTCCTGGTTAGAAGAAAAATATGATTTAAAATGAAACTTAACATATATTACCGCCACTCATCTACTAATAATATAGGAAGACAAAGACCCTATTGGTTCAGCTATGAAAATTGTTTTAAAAACCTACTTAAAACTATAGAAGGCTATAATAATATTAAGTTAACTTTAGCTTTAGATGGAGATATAAATCAAGATTTTACTAAAAATTACCAAGATAAGTTTACTTTATTTTCTACTAATTACCAATCAAGTTTACTTTCGTATAGAGCTCTTTTAGACCATATTAAAGAACAATCTATGGAATCTAATGAGTTAATTTATTTTTTAGAAAATGATTATTTGCATGTTGATGGTTGGGTGGAAAAAATAATTGAACTGTATTCTACATTTTCTAATATAGATTATGTTTCATTGTATGATCATAATGATAAGTATTTTTTACCAATGTATGATGATTTAGTATCTAAAGTAATAGCAGCATTTTCTCATCATTGGAGAACAACTCCTAGTACTTGTGGAAGTTTTATAATCACTAGAAAAGTATTTGATCAAGACTATGATATTTGGTCAACAACTGTTGGAGACCATAATACTTTTTTATATCTTAATGAAAATAGAAGTAGATTTGTACTTACCCCAATTCCTGGTCTATCAACTCACTGTATGGAAGGATTAATGAGCCCATGTATTGATTGGGAAAAAATAAACCAAATATAAATAATAATGAATAAACTAGAAATTATCGTAAACCACCTTTACCAATGGCCCTCAGATATAAATGAACATATCCCTACCTTAATTAAATATGGCTCAGAATGCAACCATATCACAGAAATGGGAGTTAGATGGATAACTTCGACATGGGCATTTTTAGGATCAGCCCCAGAAAAACTTATTAGCTATGACATGGAATACCCATCATTATGGGGAAAAGATAGCCAACATATGTCAGCAGACGCAGTATCTCGAGGATACAATACTTTAGAAGAAGTATATGAAGTTGCTCAAGAGTTTAATATTGGATATGAATTTATAAAAGCTAATGTTCTTGATGTAGAAATTGAACAAACAGACTTATTATTTTTAGATACCTGGCATTCATATAAACAACTTAAAGCTGAGCTTTCTCTTCACTCCTCAAAAACCAATAAATACATTATATTTCATGATACCACATCATATGCTACTTATGATGAAACCAACTACGAAATCCTAGGCCCAGAATGGAAAGCCGAAGGAATAGGAATATGGAGAGCCATAGAAGAATTCCTTAATACTCACCCAGAATGGGAACTAATTGAGCGATTCCACAACAACAATGGATTAACTATTATAGGAAAAGTATGATATCTGTAATCATCCCAACATATAAATCACCGGATGCTTTAGATTTATGTTTACGTTCTGCAATTGAAGGACAACAAAACAAAAACCAAATTATAGTTGTAGTTGATGGTTTTTACGATATAAACAAAGAAGTACTTGAAAAATGGTCTGAACATATTGATGTTTTAAATTTAGAGGAAAACCTCGCTTTTGGGATACAACATTAGAGGATGATTGGCAAGAAGGAGCAGTAATATCACCTAACCAAATTGAGCCTTATCCTTCAATGTTTAGACAATTTATTATAGAGGATCTTGGAACGGACCCAAAAACATTTGACCTAGAGCAATTTTGGTTATTTGATTACCACTATGCCTCTGGTGGTAAAGTGGAGGAATGCGGCTCTACATTACCTATCTTTATGTCCAAAATAGATTATTTGAAAGTTGGAGGGTGGGATGAAAATTATGATTTAGGAATGGTAGCGGATTGGGATTTCTTTTTAAAATGTCAATTAAGTGGACTTAAAATGATTCGAACATGGAATTGCCATTTTTACCATTTTGCCTCGGTATCCACTAATGGAGAAAAAAGACAACAAGCAGAGCAAAACGGACATATGTATGCCAAATATAAATGGGGGACTCATATCAAGCACAATCCTTTAACAAATTTAAAATTTTTATAGAAGACTTGTCTCTTAAAAAAATCTTTTGTATATTGATAAAAATTAAAAGTTATGAAAGTTTATATTTATTATAGCAAATTTGATTCTAAAAAAGAACCACAAGGAAAAGTTAAGGCAAGTAACCTACAAGAAGCTATTCATTTAATATCCCAAATCAAGCAATTAGATCAAAACGAATTTCTTCAAATATTTGAAATCAAAGAAATTTAAACTATGATTATGGATGTGCATATTAATAATCTAGAAACCTTTGCAGGAAAAGGAGTAAATGTCACTGAAAATAAAAAATCAGTTGCTAAAAGAGATAAAAAATTCTTTGTATCAATGGTTGATACTCTTTCCAAATTAGATGAGCGTTCAAACGCTCTAATGGATCTTGGGATTGATCTTATAAGATATGAAGACCCATACTTTCAGCTAATAGAAAACCTAATTTTAAGAACTTACGGCCCTTTAAAAGGGGGAATTATTTTATGGTGGTGTGGAGAAAGAAAATTGTTAGATGTTAAAATGTACAACATGGTGGATGAAAATGGAAATGGTACCGTTATCTCAAATGTAAATCAATTATATAATTACCTAAATAAATTAAAATAAAAGTTATGAAGTGTATTCACTGTCAAGAGGAGATTAATCCCCTACGTTTAAAAGCATTGCCGGGAACTAAAACATGTGTAGATTGTTCTACAACAGGAGCCAAAAAAGGTATTATTGTTACATTAGGAGAAAAAGATCACACGTGTAATGAGGTTATGTTTTTAGAAGATGACCAATATGAAAAATATTTAAAGTCCCAAAAGAAAGCAAGATTTGATAAAATAGAGGAACACGATGAAGAACCCCCTAAACTTAATCTTAACAATTTAGACGAAGAGGAATAATGCCTAAAAGAAGAGATTTTACCAAAACAGAAATTTTAAATGCTATGGCTAAGACCAAATCGGTTAAAGCAGCAGCAAGGTATCTAAACTGTTCATACCAGCATTTAAAACCTTGGATGAAATTTTACAAAGACGAGGAAACCGGTTTAACTCTATTTGAGCTACACAAAAACCAAAGTGGAAAAGGCATTCCAAAATTTATTAAAGAATCTAACTTTAAAAGAAAAGAACCAGCCATTTTAGATATTGTAGAGGGAAGAGTAGATGCATCGCATTGGAGCCCTGAAAAACTAAAATATAGAATGGTTGAAGCAGGTTTAATAGAGGAGTGTTGTGGTAACTGTAATTTTAGAGAAAGACGTGTAACAGATTATAAAATGCCTCTTATATTGCATTTTAAAGATGGAAACACAAAACACTATGGGTTAAACAATGTTCAACTACTTTGCTATAACTGTTATTTTTTATTTTATGGTCAAGTATTTACTGAAAAGGAAATACAAAAACTTGAGGGGCACGGTTCAGTTACTATGAAAATAGAGGAGGAAAAATTGAAACTAGATGATTATCAAATGAAAATGTTACGCGAGTTGGGACTACACAATGATGATGACAGTGATGATCCTTATTCGCTAGTATCTTATAAATAATCCTTTAATATTTATAAGTGAATGAAAAGCAAAAAACATAACAAGATTGTCAAAGATTACGATAAGCAAAAATCCAAACATTTGGAGCGCTTGGCAGATCAAATCTTGAAGAATGATGAAAAGTTACAACAATTGAAGGGGAAAGAAATTGACCCCGGGTTTTTAAAACTATTTTAGTATGACAAAGATGGAAGAATTTTCAGTTAACAACAGTGAGGAATTCGAAAAAATGGTCGAAAAAGGAGACATTCGAATTGCCAAAGCTCTTGTAGGAACTATCCTCTCTAACCTTAAAGGGAGAAAACGCCATATCCCAGCACTTTCAGTTTTTCTGGAGGAAGAGGAGTTGGTGTTGGATGTAACTGTAGATAGACAAGATTTTATATATGTTTTAGAAACTAATTTACCAAAATTTGAAGTACACGAATTGTATGAAGAATGTGCTGAAATAGTTAAGGCTATAAAGTATCTGAAAGAAACAGAAGATAAGAAGAAAAAATAAATGGCATCCTACACTTACCAACAATTATATGGAACTGGCTCTGTTGGAGAAAATCTAGCAGGCACAAAGACATTCACCTTTACAAACCCATCAGCATCCTCTTACTTTACAATGGAGACAGTAAGAAATAATCAAGGGTTTTATGATTCAACATCCCCCACTAATTTTATAGGAACATATAGTGTTTCTGAATCTATGAATCTAGTTACATCTTCTTATATTGCTTCAATAGTAGTACAACCAGGTGTATCTTCATTTACATTTGCTCCTTCATCTGCTATAACAGGAACTACATATTATTTAAGGGGAACAGGAATGTATTCTCTAGTGATTGTTTAAAGAAGGAATAGTCTTCTAAAATTTTCTTTCGTATATTCAAGCAAATAAAAAGGTTATGTTATTTGAACTACATTTAGAATTTAAAGACGGCAGCATAAAAACAACGATTGTTACCGCAGAAGAAACTAAAATATACCCACAACGCGATAATATTGTACATTCAGGCTGTAAGCGCTTTAAATACAAAGTAGATAAACACAACGTACTTCCAAAAACAATAGTTCGCTTTACAAACAAAACTATGATATACCCAGCAGGTATAGAATGTCATCCTCAAACAACATTAGAGGATATAGAGGAAATTCTTACAGAACAGCAAGTAGCTGAAATCAAAGCAGAGTTACCTCCACCACCACAATTAAAATCATGGAAATTTGAATCCGCTAGTGGAGGAGGAACATACACCGTTAAGGAAACTAAAAATGGATTTTTGCGTTGTGATTGTCCGGGAGTATGGAGAGCCAAAGATAGAAAATGCAAGCACATCAAAGAAGTAGAAAACCAATAATATGTATAAATAAAGATGAACCTAAATACATTACGTAAACTTGTTAAAGAGGAATTATCAAAAGTTTTAAATCAAGGTACATTCCATAATGGAGAAAAAGTATTATATAATGATAATGTATATTTAGTTAAATCAGATGGAGGTAATATTGGAGTTGAGATTGTGGGGGATGATGGGAAAACTATTTTAGTAAGACGAAATTTTGTAACTCGAATAGAAGAAGAAAATTAATATTTACAAATAAAATAAAAACAAAATGAATTTAGATGCACTACGTAAAATTATCAAAGAAGAATTGATTAAAAAAATGAATGGAGCAGACCCGAATAAGCCACGATATAATATAGGTGGGTTGGAAGATAATTCTATCAATGGGACTATAAAACTCCTTAACGATTCCCCAGAACTAGTCCAAGATATGGAAGTTCAAAAAGCTTTAAAGATGGTATTAAGACAACTTGATTTAAAGACTCTTCAAAACCTAAACAGGGCTATCAAAAATCAAACAGGAAAAGTTTCCCCACCCACTAAAAGTGATACAGAAGATACTGCAAAAATGGCAGACATAGAAAAATATGGCTCTAGAGGGCTTTAAAAAACATAACATAACAAAATATAGAAAACTGCTCTCGGGCAGTTTTTTTTATCCTTGGAAATTTCATTAGACCCGCCTACGGGAAAACCATTAGACTTGCATACGGTATATATTGTAGATCACCCACTTGCACGATATAAAATTAGGGGGTTAATGGTTGGTTTATTTTATTTATAAGCGAATAAATTATAAACCAAAAAATAAAAAATGAAAAGTTTAATTTTAATTAGTTTTGTTACAATAGCATCAATTGCTGGGTTTTCTCAAAAAAGTGTTATGTGGGCAACAGTCGAAAATGTAGAGGTTTTAAATAACCTAAATGTAAAATTTAAAAAAGCATTCCCTTCATCTCGTCAAAAATCTCTCCAAAATGTTTATGAATTTACTTGCGATTGTAACGAAGCAGATTTATACACATCTTTACATAGAATTTCTGGGATTGCAGGGATTGAATATGGCCCAAAATACCAAACACTTTCCACTCCAAATGATTATTCAATTTATGGTTCTGATTATGCTCTTGGTTTAATCAATGCCCCACAAGCATGGTCTATTACAACAGGTGACCCAAGCATTACCATAGCAATTTCAGATGCAAACTATTATATTTACCATGAAGAATTAGCTGGAAAATTAGAATATATTTCACCTGATAATTTTAGTGCTGATTATACACACGGAACAGCAGTAGCAATTGTAGCAGCAGGAAATACAAATAATGGTACTGGAAAAAGCTCAATTGGATACAATTCACATTTGCAATTGAGAGTTATGGATTATAATGAAATATTAAATGCAACATATTCCGGAGCAAAAATCATAAATGTTAGCTGGGCTTCAGGATGTCACAACAGCTATTACGCACAACAAGTAATTGATGAAGCATATAATAATGGTTCAGTAATTGTTGCAGCAGCAGGAAATGGTGGAACATGTGGTGGAGCAAGCAATTTAGTTTACCCAGCTTCACTGAACCATGTAATTTCAGTTACCTCTGTTGGCCCAAACAAAAACCATGAAAGAACAATTGGAAATCCTTCCACTACACATCAACATAACTCATTAGTTGATCTATCAGCTCCAGGATATGATATGTTGCTATCTCCATCACCTGGACAATACATTACAAGTAGTGGATCATCATTTGCTGCTCCTACAGTATCTGGAACAATTGCTCTTATGCTCTCAGTTAACAAATGTTTAACACCTGATCAAATTGAATATATTTTAAAATCAACTGCAGATTCAACAATGTATCAATCAAACCAAAATTATACAGGTTTACTTGGAGCAGGAATAATAGATGCTTATAAAGCAGTTGAAATGGCAAAACGATTCAACACATTTCAAGCAGAATTAAAAACAAACGTTAGCTGTGATTTATCTAAAAGACAAGCAAATATAGTAAATATTAACGGTCAACTTCCATTAACATTTAAATGGTCAAATGATTTAACAACGGATAAAATAGAAATTGATACTACCAATTTTTACAGCGTTGAAGTAACAGATAATGCGGGTTGTAAATTTTATGCTGGAAGGGAAATTGAAATCTATAATGAAATGAATGTTCAATCTGATATCAACCATATTACATGTTTTGGTTTAGATAACGGATCTATAAATGTACAAACCACAGGTGGGGATTCTACATACACTTACTATTGGTCAACAGGAGATATGCAAAATAACCTTACAAATCTAAAACCAGGACAATATGTTTTGAACGTAATGGATAATGCAGGGTGTGTTAAAACAGAAACATACACAATTTTCCAACCAGAATTACTAGTTACAAGTTTAAACTACACTCAACCAACACAAGCAACATTTGGCTCAATTGATCTAAACGTTATTGGTGGAGCTCAACCATACACATATAATTGGAATCATGGTGAAACAAGTGAAGATTTAAACAATGTAGTTGCTGATTTCTATGAAGTGCTAGTAACAGATGCAAACGGATGTATGTCTTCTGAAAATGTAATTTTAAACAACGCTCCAATTCAAACAGCAGGAATTATAGATTTGATGGAAAATACAAATGCTAACAATTCAATAGTATTGGATTTAAATGGAAAACAAGTTAATATAGATCAAGCAACCACAGGATACTATTTGATAGTAGAAAATGGAAAAGTAACACGTAAAATATATAAAAACTAATAATAAATTAACCCTTAAAAACAAAAACAAAATGAAAACAATTATCACAACAATCGCAACAGTAATTTTAACATTAACAGCAACAGCTCAAAAAGTTTATCCACTTACAGGAACAGTTAGTATGCTTCAACCAACTTGTAATGGATATTCAAA